TACTGAAGATGATATTGTTGATTGGGCAATACTACATTACAAAAGAATTTATGGAGCTGATTTAACTTTGAAGTCCACTCATCATGTTCGATAATTTTTTTGCTCTTGAAGGTGTTTGACGATTCCATTTTGAATCAAGCATATGTAAACTTGCAGATTTATATTCTTGTTTATGTAAACTTTTGATCATATTTCGGAATTGTTGAACACCTCGCATACCCATTTGAAAAATCATTTCTACTAAAATTAATTTAGCACTATGATCAATGTGTTCTAAATCTTCTAATTTAACTAATGTATTCATTTTGTCTTTTGCTTTATTAAAATCAATATCAAATATTTCTTTTAAATATCCTTCAGGATAAGATGTATTATCTTTCCAATGATCTTCTACGCATTTATGCCCCCAACCAATCGTTCTATGATTTTCGGTACACATATATATAGTATCTCGGTAGCCTTCAGCTTCCATGATAGATTCTTTAATGTAATTTTCGTCCAGCATTTTTATATCCTTGCAGCTCTAATTCAACTATTGCTTGTTGTAATAGTTTCCAATTGATGTTTTCTTTCCTGACTTGTCCAATAGCGATTAAGTAATCTATCCATTCGTGGAAGATCTGTTCCAGCGAGAGATTTTCGTTTTCTATTATATGGTCTGTCGTATTCATCTATTTGGTTATAATCCATAATATTGATAACAATACTACGCACAAGTTTTTCAATTTTAAAAAAAACTGTTCTATATTCTGGTTTTCTCATCATAAATTGATCAAATTGCGTTGCCCACAAAGCTATAGTTTGTTCTTCACGACCAACAACTCTTGATATTTCGTATTTATTATAATTGAGATAATAATTTAATAAGTAAACTAAATATTGTCGACCAGTAAATATTAATAAATTTTTATTTGGTCCACTTGTTTTTTGAAACAAATCTTTAGATGTTAACCCTAGCTGATGGCATACTGTTTCAATAATAATAACTTCTAATTCTTGAAATTTCATACAACCTCAATATAATTTAACATGAAAACCCCATAACTTGATGATAGTAAATCCATAAATGAGAAAATTGAATTGCAACTAAAATAGAAAGTAAAATAGATATAATTATATTCATAGAACCTCGATACTTCTTGCCATATTATGTTTTATTTTAATAAGATTTAATTTTACCAAACAATGTATTTTTTGATGAATATTAGATTTGGAATTTACACCAATACCTTTCATCATTTCTTCGTAAGAGGGGGAATATTTATGTTCGGAAATATAATTTTTTATATAATTTAAAAGTTCTGATTGTCTTTTTGTCATAATTTTTTTCTAGTTATTAGTGAGGTACTAAGCTGCTCTATCCATGACGTAATAAAGCCTTTTATGTACGGAGAAAAAAATGAAACTGTTCCCTCACTATTATTAGACATGAAAAGGTTCTGTCTAATTAAAATGGTACATCTATTGGTTCTTCTTGAATTGCTTTAGCTTGTGCAATCATAGAACCACTATTAGATGTGTTATCTTTTTTTGGTGAGTTATTACCAGTAAGTATTAATCGAACACTACCAGTAAAACGACCTACAATAACTTCTGAAATATATTTAGTAACACCATCAGATTCATAAGCACGATTTTCAATCTGTCCTTGAACAGATACAGTATCGCCTTTCTTATAATGTTTACCAACCATTTCAGCTAGTTTAGGATTCCACACAACAATTTTATGCCATTGTGTACGTTCCTGACGTTCACCAGATTTATCTTTATATACTTCATTAGTTGCCATAGACAATTTAACGAAAGTATCACCACTTGACGTTTGAGAAATCTCAGGGTCAGCCCCTAATCTTCCTACTAACAATGCTATATTCATTGACATTATTTATCCTCCTTTTTATTTGGAAATTTTACCAATTCTGCATTTGCCACTTTTGGCTGTGCAAACTTTTCTTTCATACTTGACACATATTTATTATTGTCAAACATACCTAAGAATACATCTGCACTAACTCCTAAATGACTAAATGCTTTTGTTAAAGCGTCAGTCATTGCTTTCTTAGGAGCTTCATCATCTAACCCACCGTTTTTCTTAAACAAAGATTGAGCTGAAGATATAGGACCATAATAATCCCATTTAGCCCCTACAATATCGTTTGTATGATAAGGTATTGTTTTATGCGCTACTGATACTTCAGCAAATACTACTTTATCAGTATAAGTATATTCTGCTTTCCAGTTCCAACCTTCACCTACTGGACCAAATTGATTAGTCATAACCATAATTTGATACATAGGATCGATAGTCGTTAATTCTTTACCACCGAATTTAGAAAACGGTTTAGTAAAGTGAGGGTTAGTGTGCTTAACACTATCCCATATATAAGTTAAAGATTTTTCCGTCATGTTATCCTCTTTCTCTTTTTGTTAAATCGTTAATATGTACCCACACATATTTCCAAGGATTCTTATTTTTTTCCAAATCTTTTTTTCCAAAAAACCATCTAAGTATCTTCTTCATCATTTAACTCCTCTATTCTAAAATTATGTTGTTCTAAAAACTTCATAACTTCATTTCTAGTTTTGGCTTTAACCACAAACCAATCTACTAACTCTGCGTTGTTGACAATTTTGCTGGAATAATCACCAACATAAATCTCAACTTTAAATTTCTTCTCTTTCTTTTTCATTGTTTCTCCCTTGCTTAAATTTGTTGTTGTTAAATTTAAGTGAGAGTGGAGGGGCGTTAGGTAAATCAGTATTAAAACCATCTTGATTACCTAAGCCTGTACTTGTTCTTTTAGTTGTAGCAGATAAATGAAATTTAAATTTTACAATTAAATTATACCAGAACCATGCTAATTTAGTCCAAGTACCATCTTTATATGTTTGATTATAACAAAAATTATAATTCATCTTCTACGTACCTCCAAACAATTGCTTTATGTTTACTTTCATTCATTCTTCTTTCTTTACTATCTTCTATAAATCCTGATTTACGTAATTCAGAAAATCTAGGTCTTACACTTAGTATAGAAATGTTTAACAATGATGCGACTTCATCAGTAGTAGCACCATAAGTACCTTTATTTTTAAGAACAAATAAAACTTTTCTACGAATAGAATTTGCATTTTCTTTTATAGACATTGCAACATCTTTAGATGTTGTATTTTCTTTATACCCTGGCGTTTCAGGATACTTTTTTATTAAGGTTATGCTCATGATATTCACTCCAATTTAGGTTTACTACTAGCTCATGATTTTCTTTTTGAATTGCTGTCCAAAAATAATCATAAGCACTTAAAAGTTTTTGTTGAAAAGATTTATCTTCTTCAACTTCTAGATAATCCCATTTAAGATTACCAAAAAACATTGATAGGTATGCTCTCTTAACTTTAGCAACCATCATATAATGTTGTAACTGAGGATAATATTTATCAACTTGATCTAATTTTTTTTGATCAGTTGCATTAAAAGCGTTTGTATGTTTTGCTTCAAATACTGCGATAGGGGTTTCTTCCCCTTCAAATGTTCCGTAAATTAATCCATCAAGATTACCGTAAATGTAATCATTATACCAAACTGTAGTTTCTTGACTTGGCAGCATGTTTGTTTGTTTTGCAAACCATTCACGATTAAACTGTTCGGTAGCATTACCCATTTGTACTGGTAATACGTCTGATAAATCTATTGATTCTTTATTAATTTTTTCATCATATAAATCTATCCAATTACCATTAACTAATTTGTTAGCGTCACTACCACCGATTCCGAAGGGTCTTTCTTTTTTGTTCTGCGAAGTCAAGGTAATGTCGTTTATCTTGTTCTCTTTGTTTTCTTTTTTCATTTTTGTACCTCTGCATTGCTATGTTTAATTTGTTCAGCGTTGGACGATCTATCTGTATAGGGTTTGCGTACAATCGCTGTTGAAATTCGTTCAAGTTTATCTTCTGTAAGAGGAGTGGGTGGGTGCTTACGAAGTTGTATAGTTGATCCAACCAAATTTTGTGACGTTCGTGGTACGGAAGAACTTTGTTCTTTTTTCCCCTGTTCAAAATTTTGTTGATGTGACTGCGTAAAATTTTGATATTCTTTTCTTCCATATTTTACCTCTAACTCTTTGCAAATATACCAAAGAGCTTTTATCAAATCGGTATCTTTTCCTTTTGAATCTGCACGAACGCAGTATTTAACTACGTTACCCAAGGTAAAATTTAAATTCCACGCACTTATTGCGTCTGTTACCTGAATTTTATGTTTTTTATAATAATCAGGGTTTATTAAGTCCGTCATGATTTCCTCCTTTTAATGATAACTCTAGTTCACAACCTAGAGCTTCAGCCCAAACACAGAATAAATAACCACTTGGTTTTCTTATTCCGACTTCCCATTTGCTTACCAAACCTCTAGCAACACCTATGATTTCATCTAAATCCATTTGACTAATTCCTAACTCATGTCTTTTCTTGACAAATTGAGTTATCAACTGGTTATGAAACTGTGTTCCGAGTGCTTTTTCCACAATAATAATTATAGTTTTCGTAAGTTATGTGTAAAAACTTGGCGTAAAAATTATCTGTAATTTTTTTTCTTATAATATTGGCTGTTTTCTGCGAAAACAATTTACGATAATTACATTTTATCCTTGCATATAAGTTACGATAACTGTAACTATCACTTACGATAAGTGTAAATTTCGTATATAAATCAATCATTTAGACCGACTTATTCACAGATAAGATTAAAAAATCCATTTTTTTCCACATAAATTAATACTACTATATGTTGTGGTTATACACAATAGATATTCACATAAAAGAGAAACTATTAAGTGCATAAATTTCATGTAAAAATTATTTTTTATCCAATAAACTTACGTTAGTACCAAAGGGTTTCTGGAATCTACCTAGAAATCTTACAACAGCCAACCACCTACAAGTCAATCACCGACAGGTTTGATACTAACATAAATTTAAACCATTGGGGGAAGTGGACAAACCATTCTTTCAACGCCTACGCGTATGTGGTAACTTTTTCAAGTCGCTTCCTATTCAATATATTTGGAAACTCAGTCACACTTTCCCCTTATTTCATGTAACTTTCCATTTTGTTGAAACATGAAAACCATATTATCTAAGTGGCTGGTATTGTTGTATCCATTTATCTTTACGTTTAAATTGGATTTTACTGCTACTACCACAATTATAAATATATTCTATGACCTGTACGTAATCTAATGCATTAGTGCATTTACGCATTTTCATAGAATGTTTATCTAATCTATCTAAAAATTGTTTTCTATTAAATCTATGGTCTTGGTCTAAATGACAAAGAGCATTAATAAAAGCTCGTTTATTATAATCAGCCCAGTAAGGTTTTATTTTAAGAAGAAATTCACCAAACTTTTTAGAGTGTGTTAAATCTTCTACTGTAAATTTTCCACACTTAAAAGCATCCATTACTCCTTTACCTAGCATAACGCCTTTATTATGTAAGATCATAATACTTGCTTCATAAGGTAATCCAAAAGCTTTGCTGTACCATTCAAGAGTTGTATATGGCCCAGCTAACTTTTTTTCTAAAGCTTTATAAGAATGTACATAATCTTTTACTGACCATTTTTTCAACATAGTATTCATTGAACGAATACTATTTAATGACCAATCATCAGTTACCATAAAATAAAGTGGTAATAAATTACGTTTACAAGCTTCAAATCTATGCTGTCCATCTAATATTTCATAATTAGAATTAACAATAATAGGAACAGGAATATATTCGTTAATCATAGCTTTAGATAATCTATCTAAATGTAAGGGGTCTATTGATCTGTTGCCCCTTACATAAGTAAATTGCTCATAGTTTTTGGTAACTTTAATCGTTTTT